GGTCAATGTGACTCTGGCCGCGCCAACTGCACCACCCAAAGAGCCTAAGAAAGATGACTCAACCTTGGGCAAGGTCATTGGCCTGATCGAGTGGGTTGATAACCCGTTCAAGCTGTTCACAGTCATCTTGCTGTCGTTTCTGGCTTTTGCCGGTTACTTTGCTTGGGACTCAAGACAAGTGATCTTGCACGCCATCACAGCTCAAGACAAGATGCCCCAGTTGGCCAAGCAAGAGCAATTGATCATGCCGGCCAGAAGTCTGATGAAGGATGTGGATGGAATTGTCTTGCTGGTCCACAAAGCCAACTTGGCCACCAATAGTCGCACCACAGTGCTGGCACTCAATGCCGATGGCACAAGAGAAAAAGCCATTGAAGGAACTGTCACAAGCCTTTTTAACGCAAGCGCTGACAGGAATGCTGCCATGGTGGCCATGCTAAATAACGAGGTGCTGTGCGAAGAATTTAACCCGTCTTCTAAGGTCGGTGAATGGGGCATCAAGCAAGGTGTTAAATTCATGTGCAGAGGCTCAATCCCACCGGACCCTGGCAAGTTTGCCGGCTACATTGCCATTGGATTTAAAGAAAAGCCAGAGGACATTCCGGCCTTAAAGACCCGCATCAACTTGGCAGCCAGCGATATGTCAGAAGATTGAAAATGAATGCGCTGGCTCATTCTGTTACTGTTATTGGGGCTGGTCGGGGCCGTGGCAAAGAATGGCTGCCATGTGCGCGAGTTTTGGTCAATTGCTTACACGATCCACAACCCCTCAGAGCGTCATCAGCAGATGTCAATGTGGCTAACAAACAATGTGCGATTTTGCAGAAGTCAAGATTTAGCAGTCATTTGGAACAACATAGCAGAATGGGCTGGCACAGCAGACTCAGCAGAACTTAGAACTAAAGTCATTCATGGGTATAAAGATGCACTTGAGAGGGAAAAGAAATGACCATCGATGCAATCAGAATGTTTCCCATGGTCATGCCCTCTGGATACCCACAGGAATATGACCTGGTCCAGCGCAGAATGGAAAAGAAGTTAGAACTTGAACGCGCAGCACTGGAGCAAAAGAAGGCCCAGATCGCCATCGAAGATTTAGCCTTTGAGATTTACTCAAAGAATGTAGAGCAGGCCAGACTGAGAATTGAGATATTCCAAAATCGTAAAATAGATTTATACGCATGAAATACATTTTGCTTTTGTTGGTGCTAACAGGCTGCAAGGATGTCTACAGATACCCGTGCCAGAATCCTGACAACTTTCATGCAGAGCAGTGCCAGAAGCCAAAGTGCCAATTTACTCAGCAGTGTCCAGAGTATCTGGTCGCACCCATCTTGGAGAAGAAAGTCAATGAACAGCAATCAGAAGCCAAGCCTATCAACTGAAGATTTTGAGGTCAGGATTTGGGGCTTTGTGGTCGTTGTTGTGACCATGATCCTTTGCGTCATTGTCATTGCACTTTTGTACTCAGTGACGTTTGTGACCCAGCCCATCAAATCAATGGCCCCGATTGACCAGGCTTATACAAAGATGCTGAACGACATTGTTCTTTTAATTGTTGGCGGCATTGGCGGGATCATGGGCAAGAAGGCTGTCGGGTCTGCTGCCAGAACTTTTGGTGGCCAGCAGTCCATGCAGCAGCCAATGTGCCAGCCGATGGGCGGCTATGGCCAGCAGTATGGCTACAGCAACAATCACGGCTTTAACGCAAGCACCAACGGCATCCCAAGCCAGCCATTTGGTGCGATGCCGACATGGACCAATCCAGAGCTGGATGAGTCATGGACCCCTGGTCCACCACCCACAACGCCACCGGACCATCTTGAGGATGACCATGAGCGCGTGCAACTGGCGCAGGCCAGACAGGAGTCAGAATAATGTTTGGCATCCCATTCCCCTATATTGCTCTGGCTGTTTGCATTGCCTTGTTTGGCTCTTACCGAGGTGGCTACCATTACGGCTGGTCAGATCGTGATGCTGAAATGCAAATTGCCATTGCCAAGAAAAACGAAGAGTCACGGGCCAAAGAGCAGGCCATGAATGAGAAGATCAACACCACTGCAACCCAACTACAGGAAGCAAACAATGCTATCAATCAAAAGACTTCTGCCCTTGATCGTGCCATTCGCGCTGGTCGCGTGCGCCTCCCAGCCGCCAGTTGTGTTCAAGCCCCCACAAGTGCCACCATTGCCCCCACAAATAGCAAAGAAACAGGAGGTCAACCTGACAGACCGGTTGACCCAGCTGCTGATGCCGAGCGAGCCACCCTCCAAGCCATTGCCGAAATAGTGGCCCAAGGTGACAGGAACACAGCCCAGCTCAATGCCTGCATTGATGCCTATGAATCTGTAAGGAGCTTGGTCAATGATCAACGCTGAACAACTAGCCCAATTGCACATTGGTCCACAGTGGGCCGATGCACTCAATGCGACATTTGAGCGCTTTGACATTTCAACGCCACTCAGGCAGGCTGCCTTTATTGGCCAGTGTGGCCATGAGTGTGGCAACTTCAAGGTGCTTGAAGAGAACTTGAACTACAGAGCTGAAGCACTGCAAAAGCTCTGGCCAAGGCGCTTTGATGCGGCCAAGGCCCAGATGTGTGCCAAGAATCCCAAGCTCATTGCCAACACTGTCTACAGTGGCCGCATGGGCAACAGGGATGAGGCAAGTGGCGATGGGTATCGTTTCCGAGGCCGTGGGTGCATCCAGCTCACAGGGTCTGCGAACTACCACCATGCTGGTCAGGCGCTAGGTGTGGACCTGATCATGCAGCCGGAGCTGGTGGCCACGCCCCAGTATGCTGCGCTGACAGCCGGATGGTTTTGGGATGTCCAAAAGCTCAACCAGTATGCAGACAGTCAGGACTATAAGACCATGACCAAAAAGATCAATGGCGGCTTTATTGGCCTCGATGACCGGATCAAACATATCAACCATGCGCTGTCTGTCCTGACATAATTGACCCATGGCCACCAAACAGCAACAACTTGAAGCTCCATCTATACCGAGTCTGGGTTATCCCCCAGAGGCGTATGAGCGCAGAAATTTGAACGAGAACAATAGCGCGTTAAATAATTACTTCAGAAAAGTCACTTCAGTGCTGGGGTCTCTGTTTGGACCCAAGGGTGGCAAGTTTATGAATAACCCCTATGGGGCATTTCAAGACTCAACCGACCAAGTGGCTGCCAACACCACCACGGCCTATGCGGTCACATTCAACACGACAGACTTTGCCAATGGCGTGACCATTGCCAGCAGCTCAAGATTGACTGTGGCCGATGCCGGAATCTGGAACTTGCAGTTTTCCATTCAGTTTACAAACACGACAAATGCTTCTCAGGATGTGGATGTCTGGTTTCGGGTCAATGGCACAAACATTGACAACTCAAACAGCAGATTTGGCTTTGCACCCAGAAAGGGTGTTGGCGACCCGTATCACACCATTGCAGCATTGAATTACTTTGTGAGCTTAAATGCGACCGACTATGTTGAGATAATGTGGAGACCAACCGATGTCGGTGTGACAATTGAGCAATACGCTGCCGGCACAACCCCCACACGGCCAGCAGTGCCATCAGCCATTGTCACAATGAGCTTTGTGTCTAACATCACCTAAATACTGCCATGTACATACCACTCAAACTACCCCCAGGCATCTACAGAAACGGCACAGAGTACCAAGCGGCAGGCCGCTGGTATGACGCAAACCTTGTGCGCTGGTACGAGAATACTTTGCGGCCCATGGGTGGCTGGAGAAAACGTGCCTCTGGCCAGATGTCTGGCTCATGCCGAGGATTTATCACTTGGCGCGATAACAGCGGTGGCCGATTCATTGCAGCCGGTACGCATACAAAACTGTATGCCATGAATGAGGCCGGAACACTTAAAGACATTACACCCACCAGTTTTACAACTGGTTCTGCCAGTGGAACATCCACGACGGGTTATGGTTACAGCACTTATGGCTCATTGGCCTATGGCACGGCACGGCCAGATACTGGAACAATTGCCCCAGCCACCACTTGGTCCATGGATACCTGGGGTGAGTATTTGGTGGCTTGCTCCAACGCTGATGGCAAGCTCTATGAGTGGCAATTAGGTTTTACGACCCCGACACTGGCAGCGGCTATTACCAACGCGCCAACTGGCAACAAGGCATTACTGGTCACGCAAGAGAGAATTCTGTTTGCACTTGGCGCTGGTGGAAACCCACGCAAGGTGCAATGGTGCGACCAAGAGAACAATACGACTTGGACACCGGCAGCCACCAATCAGGCCGGTGACTATGAACTGGCCACGCCTGGCACACTGATGGCCGGCAAGCGCGTCAAGGGTGTCAATCTATTGTTTACAGATGTGGATGTCCACACAGCGTCTTATGTTGGCGCTCCATTTGTCTATGGCTTTGAGAAGGCTGGAAGCGGCTGCGGTCTGATTTCGGCCCAGTCTGTTGCGGCCATTGACACTGCTGCCATTTGGATGAGTAAGTCTGGCTTTTGGATTTATGACGGCTATGTCAAGCCACTGCCAAGCGATGTGTCGGACTATGTCTTTGGCAATATGAACTTTAACCAGGCATCCAAAGTCTATGCGGTCCATAACAGCCAATTTGGTGAAATCTGGTGGTACTACCCAAGCAGCCAAAGCAATGAGAATGACAGTTATGTCACTTTTAACTACCGCGAGAATCACTGGAACATAGGCTCATTGGCCAGAACTGCTGGCACTGATGCCGGAGTGTTTGTGAGTCCATTGATGGTCTCAACTGATGGTTACATATACGAGCATGAAGTTGGTTTTGCCTATGACAGCGCCAGTCTTTATGCTGAAAGTGGCCCAGTGCAATTGGGCAATGGCGACAACATCATGTCTGTCAGGCAAGTAGTCCCAGATGAACAGACCTTGGGTGAGGCGGTGGTTTCATTTAAAACTAGAAATTACCCGACTGGGACTCAATCCACATTTGGACCATACACGGCAGCCAACCCGACCGATGTCCGGTTTGCAGCCCGTCAAGTCAATATGAAGGTGACTGGTGCGGTACTGGCTGATTGGCGCTC